GTCAAACCATGAACGTTGGCGGTGGAGGTTCAAACGTTGATCTTGCAAGGCGTAAATTTGCAATTGATTACGCCACTAATGTTGGTTTGCCTCAGTACATGACGCAACAAACAAACATTTACAACCGCTTGGCATCTTTAGCTGGAATTGGGCAAACCGCACAAGGTCAAACAAATCAACTTGCACAAACCACAGCCGGCAACATTGGGCAATTGGGCATAGGGGGTGCATCTGCCCTTGGCGCTGGGCAGATTGGCGCTGCAAATGCTTATGCGGGGGGATTGCAAGGTATTGGTAATGCAGCGACTTTGGCTGGGCTTATAAGACCAAGTGGCACATCTAATGTATCTGGCAGTAACTTTATGAACCAATACAACGCAATTGGGGCGGCATAAAAATGGCAACCTTTAACGTTCCAATGCTTGGCACAGAAATCAAACCTGTGCCCCAGACTTCCCTTGCCGATATGCTTGGCATTGCAAGGGGGGCGCAAGCCTATCAGCAAGCCCAGCAAGTCAACCCGCTGGCGTTACAGCAACAACAACAAGCAACCCGCACGGGTGAAATTGCATTGACTGTTGAAGAACAAAAAGACAAAGAACGCCGCAATATGCAAACGGTTATGTCAGACCCAAATCTGTACATGACTGATGGCAAATATGACCCAAGCAAAGCCGCTGCAATAGCCACCAAAGTTGCCCCATTAACTGGCTTGGCATACCTTAAAGACATGGCAAGTTCTTTTGGCGCACAGGAAGGATTTAAGACTGCCGAAACGGGCACACAATCCGCGCAAATGAAGTTTGCCAATGAACAAGTGTTGGGCGTTGCTGGTCGTTTGACGGGGCTGATCAACAACCCATTGATCATTGCGGCAGAGCAAAACCCCAACGAAATAGACAAAGACAAATTAACGGCAAGGGTTAAAAAATACGCTGATGAACAAGCTGTGGCATTGGGTATTCCCAAAGAAAAAGCCGATCAATTGATTGGCCCATATCTTGAACAAGCCGCAACCAATCCAGCGGGATTGCGTCAGTTCTTAAAAGATAAATTATTGGCAACCCTTGACCAAGGTTCACGATTGACCGCATTGCAGCCAAGTGGTGTGCCGATTTCTACTGGGGCGCAAACAGGCGTTGTGCAAACTGGTCAGTTTGGCCCTTATACACCTGGGGCAGTTTTGCCAGGAACTTTGCAAGATGTGCAAGTGCCGCCAACCACAGAAATTACAAATCCGCTTACTGGGGAAAAACGTCTGATTGGCCCAATGTCTCAGCGTAATGCCCCAGCTTTAACCACAGGTCTTGGCCCTGCACAAACCAGTTTGCTTGGCGCTGGCGGTGCAAACATTTCGGAAGATTTCAAAACAACAATGGCAGATGCAAGGGATGCCCAACCCCGCATTACCATATTCCAAAACATCAAGAAATTTGCCCCTGATTCATTTACTGGGGTTGGTGGTCAGCGCAAGGAATTGGCGGCAGGTATTCTCAACGCAATTGGAATACCAGCATATGAAGCCGAAAAAATTAGCACTGAAGAATTGGCAAAGAACTCTGCGTTGCTGGCCCTTGCTGGTGGCAATACAGATGCTGCACGGGCATTGGCAGAGGTTGCCACGCCTAATAAAAAGCTAAACGAAAAAGCTATTTTGGCAATTGCTGACCAAATGATTGGCATTGAAAAAATGAAAATGGCTAGGGCAAACTTCTTGTCGCCTGTTCAAAATGATGCCGCACAGTATTCACAAAGACAACAGCAATTCAACAGTCTTGCTGACCCACGTTTGTTCCAAGATATGTCTAGAGAAGATGTGGAAAAACTCAGAAAGTCTATGACACCAGCACAACAAGCTGAAATGAGTGCAAAGATTAGGCAAGCCAAACAGTTGGGGATAATTCCATAATGGCAACACTCGCTGAACTTTGGGATGCGCCAGCAGACGTATCCCCCAATCGCATAGCCCCTGATGTGCAAGCCAAGCGAGATCAGGGGTCTTTGGCTATTTTGCAAGCTGAATTAAAAAAAGCACAAACGGGATTAGCTAAAGCAACTGACCCAGGCCAAAAACTGCGGTTAGAGGCCGACATTGCTGGATTGACCAGGGAAATATCCCGTGCGCCAGCAAGCAAAGCCGCACCTATGGCTGCACCTGTTGCACCAGCCGCCCAAGCTATGGCGCAATCACAAGCTGCGCCGCAAGGTACATCTTTTGCTGATCTTTGGGAATCCACTGCGCCAACAACTGAAACCACTAAAGCAACCACGCAAGCAACTCCCGAACAAACCGCCGAACCAAGTGGTATGCGCCAATTGGTTGGCAAGTTTTTAAAAGGCGGCTTAGAAACCCGTGCCGCTGTGCCAGGATTCTTGGCATCTGCCGCTGATGTGGTGGCTGGCGCACCGTCTGCCATTGCTGGCTTGGTTGGATATGGTGCTGGTCGTGTCTTTGGTTTGTCGCCAGAGGAAGCAACAGCGGCATCACAAAAGGTTGCCGCACCGCTTGCCGCACCTGTTGGACGGGCTACGGGCTTGGCAGAAACCCAAGCATATAAACAAGCGTTGCCCACGCAGGTAATGGAATACATCGGCAAAAACATCAATGAAGGGGCGCAATCAATAGCCCAAAAATTTGGTGTGCCTGTGCAAGACGTTGAGGCGGCGATTAACGCTGGATTGATGGCGACAGGCGCTGCCGCACCAAAAGTAATTGGCGCAGCTAAAAAAGCCGCTGGAGAATTGCAAGTGGTCAAGCCTGGGCAAGTGCCTGGACAAGCCGCACAACCTGGGATGGTCAGCATGGGGGCGGCGGCAGTTCCAGATGCCGCGACTATTAAACAAGCCTTGTCGGTTGCAACGCCAGAACTGCAAAAAGCATTGGCAAACATACCGCCAGAAAAAGTCAATCTTCCCACTTTGCAACGGCACATTGAGGCAGACACATTGCCTGTTCCTGTTCGATTGACAGAGGGACAAGCCACAGGCGATATTGTCAAACTGTCCAACGAGCAAAACCGCCGAGGCAAAGACCCATCACTTGCACAGCGGTTCAATGAGCAAAATGGGCAATTGGTTGAAAATCTTGGATTGATTCGGGAAAAAGCCGCCCCTGATGTGTACGGCACAAAAACCATTGAAAACAGTCAAGGCATCATTGATGCGTACAAATCAATGGATTCGGCAAAGACTGCCGACATAAGCAAAGCATATAAGGCTTTGGAAGATGCCAACGGTGGGCAATTTCCTGTTGATGGAAAAGCCTTGGCAACTAATGCAGAGGCTATGCTGGGCAAGAAACTTAAATCAGAATTTTTGCCATCGTCCATCAAATCGCAATTGGAACGGTTTAAGTCTGGTGAACCCATGACTTTTGAACAGTTTGAGGCTATGCGGACAAACCTTGCCGCCGAGATTCGCAAAGCCGAGCGCAGCGGGGATGGGAATACCGCCCAAGCCGCAAGCATCGTGCGTCAGGCGCTTGAAGATTTGCCTATGCAGGGCAGTGCTGCCGCCGCCCTCAAACCATTGGCAGACACTGCTAGATCACTTGCCAAGCAGCGTTTTGATTTGCTGAAAAAAGACCCAGCATATAAAGCCGCAGTGGATGACATTGTTCCTGCTGACAAGTACATTGATAAGTTTGTGATCAATGGGGTCAACAAAAACATCAATACGATGGTTCAGAACCTTGGCAAAGATTCACCAGCCCATCAGCACATGGCGGCGGGAACTGTGAACTGGCTAAAGGACAAAGCTGGCATTGTTGATGAAACAGGCAACTTCTCCCAAGCTGGTTACAACAAGGCATTAAAGAAACTTGACGATGTTAAAAATCTCCAAGAAATATTTAACCCAGAAGCGGCAAGCCAATTAAAAACCTTGGGCAATGTGGCGCGGTACACCCAAGCCCAACCCCGTGGCGCGTTTGTCAATAACTCCAACACCTTGGTCGGTGCTATGGCAGACAAAGCGGCTTATGCAATGGAACAGGGCGCAAACATTGTTGGCGGTGGCAAGATGGGCATACCTATTGGGTCAATGATTCGCAGCAGAGTTCAGCAATACAAGGCAACAAAAGAAACTGAAAAAGCCTTAGAAACTGGTGCTGGCACAAAACAAACGGGGCAATGATGGCAGACATTGACCTTGTTAAATATGGCGTACTCTGGCAAAAAGTTGAGGATTACGAGCGCCGATTTGATGACATGGACAAGAAGATGACCAAGATGGAAGGCCAGCTAGAACAACTGGTGGCCCTTGCCAATCAGGGTCGAGGTGGGTTCTGGGCTGGCATGGCGCTGGTGTCTGCCATTTCTAGTGCGATGGGCTATGTGTCCCATTGGATTGGTAAATCAAATTAATCTGGGAAAAGCATGATTGACTTAACCAAAGCCATTGGCGCTGTTGCTGCAAGCGTTGCCGCACTGGGTGGCAGTTACACGTTAGCCGACAAGTTTGGCTGGTTTGATAGGGCTATTCTTGAATGGTCACCAGAGCATTTTAAAATTGTGGCAGAGGTTGGACAACCCATAAATGTCACTGTTGCACGAATAAAAAAACGGGACGATTGTTCTGTTGAAAGTTTTACGCCAAGCATTCGGGATGCGGCGGGTATGGTGCATGAGGCGACCACCACGGCAAGCAGATTCAGCGGCCCAGCAGGGCCAGAGATTGACACGTTTACCTACCAGTTGACGATGGTGAGAAAAGAAAAGATTGCTGAAGGCAAGGCAACTTTGCTGGCAACGATCAAATACAAATGTCCCGAGGGTGAACGTGTTGTTCAATACCCCCGCCATGCCAATCTAAGTTTTGATTTAAAAGGCTAAAAAATGCTAACCTTGTTTTCATCCCTAGTCAGCTTTCTGATGGGTGGTCTGCCCAAAATCCTTGAATTCATCCAAGACCGTGCCGACAAGAAGCATGAACTGGCGCTGGCGGCAATGCAAACCGAACGGGAACTAACCCTTAAAAAAGCTGGCCTAGAAGCACAGGAACGCATCGAGCATATCCAAACTGAGCAAATACAGATCAACGCCGAGGTCGCCAATGCCCAGACCGCCATGCAAGAACGCCAAGCCCTGTATGCCCATGATGTGGCGCTGGGCCAAGGTGCATCAACCTGGGTGATCAACATGAGGGCGGCAACCCGTTCGGTCATTACTTACGGAATGTTTGTGATGTTTATGTTTGTTGAAATCTTTGGTTTTTACTATGCTTGGCACACAGACGTAGCTTTTGATGTGGCGCTAAACCACTTGTGGGATGATGAAACGCAAATCATTTGGGCTTGCATTGTCAGTTTTTGGTTTGGCGGTCAAGCGTTCAAAAAATGAACATCAGCCTTGAAGCTGTGGAGATGGTCAAGCACCATGAAGGGGTGAGGTTTAAGCCTTACCGTTGCCCAGCAAAACTTTGGACAATAGGAGTCGGTCATGTTTTATACCCAGATCAAGGCAAAATGCCAGTCGATCAAAGAGATGGTTATCCGCTACGCCCAGAGGATAACCGCACGTTTTCAGCAGAAGAAGTAAACGCCATTCTCAGAAACGATCTCACAAGGTTTGAACGTGGAGTACACACTTTATTTCCTGTCGATCTCAGCCAAGGGATGTTTGACAGTCTTGTTTCTTTTTCTTTTAACTGCGGCTTGGGAACAACCCAGCGTTCAACGCTACGCCAGAAGGTGCTTAGAGGCGACAAGGCGGGTGCTGCGGATGAGTTCCTAAAGTACACCAAGGGCGGCGGCAAAGTCTTGCCAGGGCTGGTTAAACGCCGCCAGGATGAACGGGCGTTATTCCTCCATCCATAGCAGTATCTGAACGAATACCCAGGCGACTGCCACCACAACGGCAGCGCCCAGGCATAGGATTATCAATAATCCGATCACATAACCCCCCAAAAGCGCCATTCCCTTTCCTGGCGCTTAGATTTAGATGCGACTGTTTTGCCTGTCAATTCAATCAAGCCCAGCGTTTCAAGTTCTTTTAAACGCCTAGCCACTTGATTGCCATCTAGACCCGTGTAGGTGGCGATTCCATCTTTGCCCAATGGCCCGTGCTGGACAAGGCATTGGACAATGATTGAACCGTGCTTTTTAGCCAATTCCTTGGCTGAATCCGCTGCCACAAACGAGGTCAGCGGGTCAGATTTACGCACTCGAGGAAATATGAAATCAAACATGATCAGAACGCCAGATCGTCATCGTTATCTGCTGGCAAGCCCTTGGGTTCGTAGGGCTTGGGGTCGTTCAGATATGCCCAGCCGTCCCAACCGTTTTCCTTCAAAGGGATTACATCCAGTTTGAGCATCTCGCCATTTCTGGTGTCAATGATTGACCCAATGCGCTGATACCTGTTTTTGGTCTGACCCTCTTTGTTGGTGTACTGACCCACGATGGCGGTGATTTCTTTTTTAACTTTGGACATTATTTGCTTTCAATGATTTCGTTGAGTTGCTGAACTTGGGATTGGACTTCAGCAAGAAATTTGACAATCTCTGCTTCAATCTCTGCGATGTATTTGTCATCACGGTCAACCCGTTTGACAAACAATTGCGCCTTGGCTGGCATTCTGGGGTCAAATGAAACATAGTCAGTCCATTTGCGACCTGTGCAAGCCATTTGAAATTGCATCTGGGTAAAATATTTTCCTGGCACTTTTTGGGATAGCAGCGTTTCAATCATGGTGGACGTATTGGGGCATTTGATCTCCACCAATCCATCATCGCCAACAAGCCCATCAGGGGACGCACCAGACCACTCAATTGATGGATGACGCACAAACCCCACTTCCTCAACCATAACGCCCTGTGCGGCCTCATAAGCTGCCCGTGCAAATGGTTCTTGGTCTGTGCCCCACTGCATTGCGGCGTTGGTGTAAGACTCTTGTTTGGTAAAAGTCAAGCGTTCCACTACAAGCTGGGCCATGTAGTTATCGCGGCTGGCGCTGTAACCTGTCTTTGTCTTGGCGATTACATCTGCCACCCTGCTGGCGGTGACTTTGCCCAGACGTTGGTAAAACCATTCGCTTGAACCTTGGATGATTTCAGTTTCCATTTCGTGCCTCCAGCATGGCATCTGCCATCTTGTATGAAAGTTCCGAATCCTGTTTGAAAGATTCGGGGTTGATTACGCCACCAGACCGCAAGATTGATTGCATGGCAAAGATGGCGATAAAGTCTTTGAGGGTTATTTCCTCAAGACCGATTTCTTTCTTTTTTCTCATGCTTTTTCCTTTTTCCATTCTGTGTATTTGTATTCATACACAGGCAACAAACCAAAAAACCAAGTGCCAATTTTTATTCGCTCAATCTCACGATGCCAAATTTCGGGCACAAACTTGTCTGGTTTATTGATTACACGCAAGGTGTCGCTTTCGTAGTTGTTCATTCTTTTTCCTTTGCCTTTGCAATGCGGTGTTCCTTGGCTTTGATTACCTT